AATAACGCTACTGTTTCTGCAAGTTATACTGTTGCATCAGGTTATAACGCAGTCAGCGTAGGCCCAGTAACTGTAGCATCTGGTCAATCAGTAACAGTTCCTAGTGGTTCTAGATGGGTGGTTCTATGAGTTCAGTCGTAATTTCAGGCGATACAAGCGGTGCTATTACATTAGCCGCACCTAGCGTAGCTGGCACTAATACTGCCACACTTCCTGCCGCTACTGGCACAGTAATGGTTAGTGGCAATCAACCAGCATTTAGAGCATATTCTTCAGGAAATTTTACAATTTCTACAGGTGCTTATGCAATTTTGCCTTTAAATACCAAGTCTTTTGACACTAATACTTGTTATAACAATACTGGTTCAACTGTAACTTTAAATGGTGTTTCTGCACCACAGTATTCTTTTGCGCCAAATATTGCTGGTTATTATCAAGTTAATTTAGCTGTTTCTACAAGTGCGACAGGAACACAAATTAATCCAGTTATTTACAAAAATGGAAGTGCTGTAATTTATGGCACAGTAAGCAATGGAATCACAGGATATGCAGGTGGCGGTGTTGCTTCTGATTTAGTTTATATGAACGGAACATCTGATTACATTCAAGCGTATTGTTATATATCTGTAAGCGGAAGTTTATTTGGAGCATCTAATGGTTGTGTATTTAGTGCAGAATTAGTAAGGACTTCATAATGTTAGAAAAAATAATTTCTTTATATCCTGAATTAGCTAATCAATTTTTACCGCAAATCGGCATAATTTTGCAAGACGATGGACAAGGCGTTTACATTGCTAAATGGGAACACCCTACACTAGCTAGACCTACTGCGGAGCAATTAGCATAATGGCATCTACAATATCTGCTGGAACTACAAGTGGAACTGCTATTAATATTAGCGGTGACACTAGCGGTGCTTTACAACTACAAACAAATAATGGCACTACTGCCTTAACTTTAGCAACAGACCAAACTGCTACTTTTGCTGGCAATGCTTTACTTGCTAACAACAATTATGTTGGATTTAAAAACACTAGCGGTTCTCCCACTTGTTCTGTTTTTCAAGATACTTCTAATGATTTTTGGTTATACAACGGTGGTGCAACAAACACTAGGTTTTATACAAATGCCACAGAACGGATGCGTATTGATTCTAGTGGTAATGTAGGCATTGGAACAACAAGTGCTTCAGAAAAATTAAGAGTAAATGCTGGAAATAGCACAAGAGCAATTAAGATTGTTGGTGATTCAGCATGGATTGAATTTGATAATGCAAACACTAAAATTACTGGTGGTGGAAATTTAATTGGAAATGCTGCTGGTCAAGTACAGTTTATTGCCACTTCTAATGGTGTTTATTTAGCTAATGGTGGCACTTCTTGGTCTGCTTTATCTGACGAAAATACAAAAGATATTATTGAGCCAATTACTGATGCAACAAGCAAAATAAAAAGTTTAAGAGCCGTTATTGGTAAATATAAAGACGATGAAAACAATACTAGAAAATCTTTTTTAATTGCACAAGATGTTGAAAAAGTATTGCCTGAAGCAATATCAAAATATACAAAAAATAATGTTGAATATTTAGGCTTGGCTTACACCGATGTAATTCCATTATTGGTAGCTGCTATTCAAGAACTAAACGCTAAAGTAGAAGCACAAGCTACTACTATTGCAGAATTACAAGCAAAGGTAGGTTGATATGTCAATGATTATTGATGGGACTAATGGTCTAACATTTAACAACGCTACTACACAAGCTAGTGGTGGTAAAGTTATTCAAGTGGTTAGTTCAACAATAACTTCTAATGCAAGCACTACTTCTACTTCTTTTGTAAGTTCAGGAATTAATGCTTCAATTACTCCTTTATTTTCTACAAGCAAAATATTGATTTTAGTAACTTTTGGCATTTCACAACCTACTGCTGGAACAAATGCTGGGGGTGGAGTTGCTTTATATCGTGGAACTACTGCATTGCAATCCCCACAAACTTATCAATTTTTTGTTATTTCAGCAACAGCAACAAATCCTAGATGGATAGGTTCAATTAATTATTTAGATTCTCCAGCAACAACAAGTTCTGTAACTTATAACTTATATTATGCTTCTTATGGTGGTGCTCAATCGTTTTATATAGGAGAAGCAAGCCCAACAAAAATTACAATTATGGAAATTTCAGCATGATTAATATTCATGAAGCTATTTACGCACTTAATTCTTCTATTGTTACTATTCGTGGTGATGTAGCTTATGATGCCAATGAACAAGTAGTAACCTACGATGCTACTGCCGCACAAGCAAAATTAGCTGAACTACAAGCCGCAGAAACAGCGGCCGAACAAGCCACCGCCACAGCAAAAGCATCTGCGTTAGCTAAACTAAGTGCTCTTGGCTTAACTCAAGACGAAGTAAAAGCATTGATAGGATAAATCATGGACTATAAATGGAAAATATTAGAAGTATTTGCTAAAGACGACCTTATTACTGGCGCTAAATACCATATAACCGCAACAGAAAATGACATTTCTGTTGAAAGCGAAGGCAATTACTATTTTGAAGAACCAACAATCAAAGTTCCTTTTTTAGATGTTACGGAACAAATGATTGCTGATTGGATAGATAAAGAAGCTATTTTTGACGGTCAAAATCATATAAAATTAGGGTTAGAAAAGCAAATTAATAACCTAAAAGCGCATAAACCAGTAGTTGCGCCTTGGTTAGCCCAAACTTTTACGGTGGAATAATATGGCCCAGCCAATTGACATTATTAGCGGTGCATTAAAAGATATTGGCGCATTAGCTGGTGGCGAAACACCGACAGCAGAAGCGGCCGCAGATGCTTTTCAAATGATGAATGGAATGGTTGACCAATGGTCAAACGAATCCATGATGGTCAGTTATAAGACTGAAATTGTATTTCCTATTACACCAGGTCAAATTCAATACACAATTGGCCCTGGCGGCACAATTGGCGCTAATTTTACCGGTTCTATCAGCGGAAACATATTAACCGTTACTGGAATTACATCGGGCGCCATTACCCTAGGCCAATCATTAGCTGGAACTGGAGTTAAAAGTGGAACAGTCATTACTGCGTTTGGTTCAGGCGCCGGTACAAACGTTACGGAAGCTGGCACATACTTGGTTAACATTAGCCAAACAGTTGCTTCAACATCCATTAACGCATACTATCAGCGCCCTCTTGCTATTCAGTCTAGCTTTGTTAGGATTAACACTAATTCTAACGGTACTCCTATTGTTAACGGGGGCCTTGACTACCCAGTTGCCGTACTCAATTTGGAAAATTATGAAATGATTGGTTTAAAGACTTTAGCCGGTCCTTGGCCAAAAGCAATGTATTACCAACCTTCTGACCCATTGGGTAACGTTTATGTATGGCCAAACCCTTCACAGGGCGAAATGCACATATTCGCAGATACATTGTTTACTCGTTATAACACCATTTATGACCCAATCGTTTTGCCACAAGGTTATGAATTAGCGTTACGTTGGTGTCTTGCTGAACGTTTAATGCCGATGTATGGCAAAAATGACCCAGCAACTATGGCTTTAATTACAAAATATGCCGCACAAGCAAAAGCAACCTTAAAACGCACTAATATGCGACCAATTCAAGCTTCTGTATTTAGCGATGCTTTGTTAGTTGGACGCCAAAAAGATGCTGGTTGGATTTTGACCGGCGGATTCTTACGATAGGAAAATTATGGCTTCTACTAACTTTGTTGACAATTCAACCGTAATTTATGCCGCATGGCTAAATGATGTAAACAATGCCGTTTATAACGGTATATTTGCCGCTTCTTCTATTTCGCCAGCCAATTTAGTTTGTAACGGTTCTGTATCAGGTTCAGGATTTACTGGCCTTGTAAACAATACTTTAAGTGCGCCAGGCGCTATTGGTTCAGCAACACCTAATACAGGCGCATTTACTACATTAACTTTAACTAATAAATTAGCAGTTGCCCAAGGCGGTACTGGTTTGGCTACTTTAACGGCTAATAACGTTATTTTAGGTAATGGAACTTCTACACCTACTTTTGTAGCCCCTGGAGCATCAGGTAACGTTCTTACTTCTAATGGCACAACTTGGGCTTCTACAAACGGTTCAGGACTTGCTAAAGCATGGGTTTCATTTAATGCAAGCGGAACAATCCTAAAAGCATATAACGTTTCATCAATAACTGTTCGTGGAACAGGTCAATGGACTATAAATTTCACAACTGCTTTAGCTGATGCTAATTATGTAATGGCTGGTAATGCCGCTTATGGGCCAACTTATACAAATTCAGGTGGTATTTTTGTAAGTTTTAATTGGGATGGAACAAACGGTACTGCACCAACTACTACTTCATGTCAAATTAATACAGTTCGTGGAACTTATACTGGTTCAGATGCCGTATATTTCAACCCAGCACTAACAACTGTTGTATTTTTTGATTAAGGATTACCATGCCTGATTTTGGGTTTATTGGTCCTTCTTATGAAGCCCCGTCCATCTATCAAGATGCACAGGAATGTATCAATTTTCGTCCTGAAATTGACCCATTAAAGCAACCTGGTCAAAACGGAGTTGTAGCCCTTTATCCGACTCCTGGCATTACTAACGTATTGACATTGAACCAAGCCGAAGTACGTGGTATGCGTACTGTTTCAGGCGGTCAATACATGGTTATTGTTTGTGGTGGTTATGTATATGTAGTTAATTCATTATTAACTCCGGTTATTGTTGGAAATCTTAATACTTCTACTGGAATAGTAGGTATTACAGATAATGGTCAAAACGTTTACATTACTGACGGTGCTTATCGTTATACATGGCGCATTTCTAATCCATCTTCAGCAACCTTTGTAGGTTCAGTATCAGGAACAACATTAACTGTTACTTTAATGAAATCCGGAACAGTAGCGGCTGGCCAACAATTATTTGGAAACGCCGTCAATGCTGAAACTGTTATTACTGGTCTTGGAACTGGTACTGGTGGAGTAGGAACCTACACAATCAATATTAGCCAAACAGAACCTTCTGAAGTATTTAATTCTGCCGCAGTTGGCGCACAAATTACTGGTTCAATTTCAGGAAAAGTATTAACCGTTACTGCTATTGGTGCTAATCAAACTTTATACCCAGGTCAAACTATCCAAGGTACTGGCGTAACTCCTGGAACGATTATTACGGCTTTAGGCGGTTCTGCGGCGCTTTCTTATAGCATTACTGCGGCCGGTACTGGTTATGCCGTAGGGGACGTTATAACAGTTGTAGGCGGTATTTATACGCAACAAACTACTTACACAGTAGCTTCTATTGGTGGTAGCGGTGCAGTTACCGGTTTAACGCCAGTTACTTATGGCGTATATACTGTTCAACCTGGAACACCATCCACAACTACAACTAGCGGTAATGGTACAGGGTTAACCCTTACTTTAACGTTTGGAACTGGTACTGGTGGTACTGGTTCTTATGTTGTTAGCACTTCACAAACTGTTGGTTCAGAAACTTTATATGCGCTTAACTTTAGTGTTCTGCCGTCTAGCGATGGTGCTTTTAGCGGTGCGGATGTTGTTGACATTGTTGATAACTATTTTGTTTATAACCGTCCTGGAACCCAACAATGGGGTTGTTCCAATCTTCTTTCACCAATTTCTAATCAATTAAACTTTAGTTCTAAAGATGGCGCGCCCGATAACTTGGTTTCGGTTATTGTTGACCATCGTGAAGTTTATTTACTTGGTGAAGCTTCTTCTGAAGTATGGATTGATGCCGGTTTATTTCCATTTCCATTTCAGCGTATTCCAGGAACATCAACCCAACACGGTATTGTTGCCCAATTTTCAGTAGCAAGGGTGGGCAATTCATTTGCTTATTTAAGTCGCAATATTCGCGGCCAATCCCAAGTGATGATGATGAATGGTTACGTGCCAACCCGTATTAGTACCCATGCCGTAGAAAATACATTAGTTGACCAATACGTTGAAGATGCCGTTGCCTATACTTATCAAATGGAAGGCCATGAATGTTATGTTCTTTCATTCCCAACTTTAGATTTAACTTGGGTTTACGATATGTCCACAAATATGTGGCATAAATGGCTTTCTGTTGATTCAAACAACGTTTTTCATCGTCATCGTTCTAATTGCCATGCCAATTTCCAAAACATGAATTTGGTTGGGGATTATGCTAATGGCCAAATTTATCAATTAGACCCATTAAATTACACCGATAATGGCAATGAAATTCGCCGTGTACGCCGCGCCCCACATTTAGTTAGTGATTATCAACGTCAATATTTTGACGAATTGCAAATTTACTTTCAGCCTGGTGTAGGTTTAGAAGGAAATATTACTACTTCCCAAATAACAGGAAATGCCGTAGCTGGAACTGCTATTGCCGGTATTGCGATTGCTGGTGTATCAAGTCTTATTACAACCGGTGCCAATCCACAGGCTATGCTTCGTTGGTCAGATGATGGCGGTTCAACATGGTCCAAGGAATATTGGGTATCTATTGGCCAACAAGGCGCATACAAAAACCGTGCTATTTGGCGCAGATTAGGGTACGCACGTGACCGTATATTTGAAGTAGTGGTTACAGACCCTATTAATCCGGTAATTATTGCCGCTAACCTAAAAGCTAGTGCTGGAGCAAACTAATGGCTAATCAAGGCGTTTACGCAAGTACCCAAAATAATCCATACCCACAATCGGAATTTTTGGACCAAACAACCAAAAGACCAACTAGGGTTTGGCAACAGTATTTGTTAAATATATTAAACTTTACTTCAGCTAC